CCATCAACGCTTCGTTGGTGATTTTCGATATGGTCAATAAATTATTAGCCATTTCATTTCCTTAAAAAGTTTAAAAAAGATTAGGTTTAGCGAATCTTCCCAGCCTTGCGAGCCTCTTTCCATGCTTGAAATGTTCCATGCCATTCGCCATTAGCGGATAGCGGTACATCAGCAGGGTTAGACCCTCTCAGCGGATTAATTGGCGCTGGTGCTTTACTACGAACAATCGGTTTGGCTTCTGGCGCTGTTTCCTTTGCCTCGAACCTAGCCTCTAACTTACCTATCTCTCTTAACGCTTGCTTAGGACTCAAGCCCGCTATGCGCTTTGCTACATCGTCATTCTCAGCCAGATGGTAGAGGATTTGTGGCCCTACATCGCTCTCAAGAATTGCATCACGAATGTCATCATTTACGACCACATCACTAGATGCCACTATGTCATCAAAGTCTGGCATTGACGCTTTAGCCGCTTGCACCTTACTTGCCCAAGTCTCTATGACTTTCTGGCGTTCTAGCGCTTCTTTAGCCTCTGCATCTTGCCTACGCATCTCACCGATTCGTTGGTCTGCTGTGTACTCTGCTAGAGCCTTCGCATATTCAAACGCATCGTTGAACTGACTTGGTTGTGGTTCTTCATCGACTTTAGGCGCTTGTGGCGCTGGCTGTCTCTCAAGAACCGCTAAACGGGCTTCTAAGGCTTCCCTTGCTTGTCGCTCTTGTTGCGCTTCTTTTCGCGCTTCTTCGCGTTGCTTGGTTATCTCAGAAAATCGTCTTTCGAGTTTCGGATTTGCTTTAGGCTTTTCCTCTTGCTCTTTTTCTATCTCAGGTTCACTCCGTTCCTCCACCACTTCGGTTGGCTCTACCTCTGGGGTAGCCTCAACTTCGGGTTGGTCGGCTAAACCTAATCTATTTGCATAAAACTCTGCCGAGTTGTCGCTAGTCAATACATGACTTGCTTCTTTGTCAGACATTTCGTTGTCCCTACGGATTTACCCAGTTAACCTAACTGGTAAGGTTTGGTGGCAAATTTACCACTTTATTGTTGCTGTGTCAAAGGACTGGCTTGGTCGGCAATGTCTTGAGCCGCAATTAACATAGTCTTATCTTGCTCTGCATTGCGTTTTTCAATTTCTTCTATAAGCCTTGAGGTATCCATTCTGTGCAACAGAAGTTGAACAATCGCGTCAATTTCTGTCTTATTTTGACTTGTAAGTGAGCGTGTGTTCTGGTCGTTGACCTTAACCTCTGCCATGATTTCGGTGTTATGAGCCTTGGCGGTCTGGCGCATGAGTTCGCGCTTGTTCTCGTTGTCTTGCTTGACTTGCTCAATATCACCGCGCTGTTGGATAAGCGTTGTCATTGCCTCTAACTGCTGTTGCATTTGTTGCATTTGCTGTTTAGATTGCATGATTTGCATCTGAACTTGTGGCGGTATATCTGATTTCTCGTCAATCTGACTCATTGGGTTCATAGCGGCAAGGCGGTCAGCGATTACATCAGCGCCAGGGAAATCCATGTTGCGGAACACCAAGTCACCAGCAATATTGAATAGTTCTGGCTTAGACAGTAACGGCATCATGGCATCTACGGCTTCTTGGCGCTTGCTGTTGTAGCCTGGCCCTGTCTCCATAACCACATCGTATTGACCGATAGAAGTGTCGTTCAAAATGTTACCCACGGCATCGCGTTGGTTCAAGTTCAACATATCCGACTTGCCATCTTCACCAATGATTCGCAATATGCGCTGTGTATCGTATATCTTGGGGATTAAGTCCAAGCATATCTTGCCCACATGAGCAATGGAACGGGTTAGGTTGTCGTAATAGTCGTAGTTAGTCAGGTCAACTTGCTGTTGCTGACCATTTAACGCTTTGCCTGAGATGTTGCCTTGACCTAGTTGTGCAGGGTCAAAGATACCCATAATGGCTTTTATGTCATCTGAAACAATAGCCGCCGCCGCCATAGTTCCCGCAGGCGGTGGCTCTGGTTGCAAGCGTTGTGGAGGTGGCGCAGTTCTGCCCTCAATGTCAGTCTGTTTGTAGCGCAACAAAGGAAACGACTTGATGTTGGCTTGCGCCCAATCGTTTTCGTGTCCCTCGTCTTGACCTTCTGCCATAACCCACTTGGCTTTAGGCGCTAGGGCAATAGATTCTGTAATCGAGGTTTGCCAGAAGTTATACATTCTCTGGCTGTCTTTGGCGTAGCGCACCATGCCAAACTTCTTACGCTTGTCACCAATAACCACATGACGCCCGTAAACAGGCACGATAGGAATGTAACGGCTTGGCCAATCGCGTTCTTCGATAACCTCAACCGCAGTTAATTTCTTGTATTTAATAGTCTTTTTGAACGATTCACGCTCATCAATAACTGTAATGCCAGCCATTTGTAGGCGGTTAAAAAAGTCTTTGTCATCAGCAAAGGTGCTAGAGCCATCGCTCAATAGATATAACTTAGCCTTTTCGCGTACTGTGTAGTAATACTCGGCTAGGCGTATATCTTCCTTAGTAATCCATTCTGATTGGCTGTCACCCGTACCGCGTTGGGTAAATGATGTGCCATCGTCATTGTCTGGATATAAAGAGCGGAATACCTCTTTGCTCATCATTGTGGTGATTAAGCACTTTTCAGCGTCAGAGCCATCAGGCAATATGCTGTTAGGGTCGAAATAGACTGTAAACGGGTTGTCCACAGGGTCGATATAGATTTCTTGGTCGAAAGAATCTTCAGACACATAGTCTGTGCGAACACGCATAAAGCCCCAACCCATGCGAACTGCATAGTCAAAGGCGTTGTCATAGGCGTGGTCTGCGTTGCTGTTGACTTCAATGTGGCGAATAATGCCTTGTATGTCTTGGGCTTCTACCATCTGTTCGTGCGTATTAGTAGCGTGAACTTTAATGCGTGGTCGTTGCTGGCGCTGTTGATTGGCTACTTGTCGGCAGTAGCCGTCTAACTTGTTAATGGTTAAACATGGGCGTGATTCAAGATTACGGCTGTTTTGTAGGGTTACTGGCCATTGGTCACCAGATACAAACTTTAAATCTTCCAACGCCTCTTGGCGGTTCATAGTGTCTGCGTCATTGCAGAACTTGAGGAATTGAATTGCCTCGGTAATTACTGGGTCAAAGTCATCTGCCATATCTATCCCATCCAACTGTTAGGCTGACCATATTGTTGATTCTGAACCTTACGCCTTGGCTTGGGTTCGTTAATCATCAGTCCGATATATCTAAACGCATCCGCGCCATGACTGTATATGTCGTGTAGCGGTTGACGGCTAAATTGCCCCGTTTCTGGGTCTACATCGTAACGATAATGTCTAAGGCATTGTAGACCATCGTAGCAATTTTCTCTATCAAACCAACAATTTCTGAATATAGTTCGTGCCGCATTTATTGAATCCGCTACTGGTGTTCTCTCGATTATCCGTGTTTTATAGCCTGCCGCCCTAACAATTTCCTCTATGGATTTTCCATTACTTGCCAAGGTTTTGTTCTGTGCGTCATGCGGTAGCCAGAGCGTGTCATACATATAGCCGTATGTCTGCATCAGCGCTAGGTAATGGCTAATCGTCTTTTGGCTATCTTCGTGGTATCTGATAAGCCGTGTTTCCATGCCCACAAACTGCAAGAACCAAATGGCTGTGCTGTCTGCCCACCCAAGGTCATAGATGGCGTGTACGGGCTTTGTAGGGTCGTAGGCAACCTTTGTGATACGCCCATCTAACTCTGCCACTTGCATCTCGTTGGCAAAGATAGCGCCATCAACTGTCAGACGGCATAAGCCTTCCCATACTGTTTGGTAGGCAGACGGGTCACGGCTTTTTAATGCATCTTTTTCTAAGGCTAAAGTTTCGGGAAACCAAGGGTTATCCGACCAATTAATCTTTTGAACAACTGCGTTTTCTGGTGGCTTTAAAACAAAGCGTTGATATGTTTCATCTGTTTCTAGTTCTGGGTTAAATGTGACCCATATTTCGCTTTGTTCTTTACGAATTGTAGGAATTAGGGTATTCCATGACATACGGCTTACCGTTTGGGCTTCCTCAACCCAACAGATATCTATTCCCTCATAACTTTTTACATTAGCAACATTGTTTTTTAACCCGATAAACGCAAATTCTGAGCCGTTTCGACCTCTGATGCTGTTTTGAGTTATTTCAAATATGCTGTGCATATTCATCAATTCAATTTGGTCGCACAAAAGTTTGTGTACCGAATCGCGTATAGAAGTCTGATATTCCCTAGCGCACAGAACGCGAATAGGGCTTCTTGCCGCCAATATCAGCAAAGCCTTTGCTACGCTGTGCGATTTGCCTGCACCTCTGCCGCCATAGTAGATTTTGTATCTAGCCTTATCAAACAGGCCAGCCATTTTTACAGGAAACTGTGCGTTTGCCTCGCTCATTCTGGCTTGTGAAAGGTCACATTGATGCCTGTTAGCGGTTCGCCATCAGCACCAGTAAGTTCATGTTTTTGTGTTTCTGACCACTTCATCTGCGTTTTAGTCCACCAAATCAGACTTGTTGTATCGCCAGATGTAGCCTTTTGAAATAGTTTGCCCGCTATCTGTCTGTTAGCCCTAGCCTTGCCTAAGTCCAACTCTGCTCTGTAATGCTTGCGTAGCGTCTTATCGTCTATGCCCACCAATGTCGCTATCTGCTCATGAGGCAAGCCAAAGCCACTACTGGTTTCCACCAGTTTGCGCTTTTCTTCGGTTGGCTCATGTGCAATATTCATTTTATAGAGGGGAAGTTGTTACGCTATCTTAACTCAAGCAAACTTAACTTGCATAACTTTGATTGCGTTTTCAATCACAGCGTCAGGGTTTTTACCTATCTGACGATAGAAAGATGGGTTGCTGAACGCTAACTGTGCGTCTTTAATTTCGTTCATGTCTTTGCCTTGAAACTTTGACGCAATGCTAATTGCTTTCTTGAAGTCGTTGTTCATTAGTGCTTGTTTGATTAAGTCGCGTTTTGCTTGCATTTGATTCTCCTGTGATGATTTCTGAAATACTATAAGTTGTCTTAACTTTGTCTAGTATAACGATATCCTTCCACTTTTGTTGTATTCCAAGCAAATCTTCGTAATTTTTTTCGCTGAACCTTTTTAAATCTTCCGTACTACTTATTAAGAACTGTTCGTAATCAGTCAGTCCCGCTTGTTTCAGCGTAGCCAGACATGACTTGTCAAACAGTATGACGCAACTACACGCTAGGCTTTCGTAAAAACGATTGGCTAGATTGTTAAAGTTGTTGTGAGTAAAACTATCTTCTATGTACAGGGAATAGCGGAAATTAAGCAGGGCGGGCTTATTCCAACTAAATTTCATGATTGGTTTTGCTGTACAGCCTATGTGCATAAATTTTTTATGATTCTTTGTGCTTGTCGATAAGTACACATCGCCTTGCAGATACTTCTTAAAGTATTTTTCTCTGTCAGTTCTGTATGTGCCGTAATAGATAAAGTCTTTTGTCTTTTTTGTCTTTGGCATATCATTGAATAACAAAGTATTCAAATTGACGCTATAAGTTCTATCAAAGCAGTTGTATTTAACCGCGCCTATCTCATAGTTACACAGCAAGAATGAACTTGTTTTCTTGAAAATCTTGTAAAACATCCCATTCGGTGACAAGTTGTATTCGTTTGTCAGCCAACCCCATGCAGAATCTTTGTTTATTTCTTCTATTTTGTCCAGTTCATGAATAAATGGAAACTGTGTGCCGTATGACACCATGACAACATCGTATTTCTTTTGAAATCTGCGCGAGTTTTCATTAATAAAAAGTAAATCTACTGTGTGACCCAACTTTTTTAGTTCTTTTTGTATTGCTATGGCATTACGCACATGAGCATCTATTGGGTTTTCTGCGCGTGGCACAGTCTCAATGATTAAAAGACTAGCCATCTAAAAACGCCATGAATGTATCAAAACTGATTTTTTCGCTAGAAATACCTAATTTAGCCTTAATTATTTCCTTTTGCGCTATGTTTTCACACTTTATTATGAAATTAACTGCTTCATTTACTTCGTCTATTTCTTCAATAGCGTCTGCCGCAAATTCGCCTAGCAAAGCATCTAATTCTTCTTGATTAAAGCCTAGTTTTGACAACTCGTAATCGTCAGCGACTAATTCTTCAATTTCTAATTTTAGTAAATCTTTGTCCCAATCTGCGTTTAAAGCCAGTTTGTTGTCAGCAATGATATAAGCCTTTTTTTGACTTTCTGATAAATCTTTTAACTCTATCGTAGGTACATCGGTCATTTCAAGTTTACGAGCGGCTAATAGCCTGCCATGCCCTGCAATGATGCCGTTTTCCCCGTCTATCAGTATTGGGTTAGTCCAGCCAAATTCCTTAATGCTTGCCGCTATCTGCGCCACTTGTTCGTCAGAGTGGGTGCGGCTGTTGTTTACATAAGGGATTAGTTCTGTGACTTTCTTCTGAATAACTTTCAAACTTTATTCCTCTGGCTTATTTTCTGTTTTGTCCAGTTCTGCCAAAGTCCATTGACATTGCTGTAAAGCGCCATTGATTTGCTGTAACTCTTGTTCTAACTGTTTGCCTTTGGCAATTAAGTCTTGAATTCTGAGATTGATTAGTTCTTTAGTCATTAGCAGTTCCAGTTCTTTAGTGATGCTTTAGCCCTTTCAGCAGGACCTTTAGCGTTTTTAACCACACCTTCCATACGCGCACAAAAAGACGCTTTGCGACCTTCATCCTTTTTTGTCTTAGGATTTGGGGCTGGCGGTTTTAGATTTGCGTTGTTTTTTGCGTTGTACTCTGCACGACCTTTTGCAGTCATGCCAGCACCTTTGTCCGTTGGGTTATAGGTTTTATCCTTACCCGTGGTTTTGTGTGGGATAGGTTTGTCGTGCTTTTTCATTTTTTAGCCGTTTTTGCCGCCTCTTTAAACGCTTGTGCAGTTGGCGCGCCTTTGCTACCAACTTTACGCATTTTTTCTACGGGTTTACCCTCTGCTTTTTGGCGTTCAATACGCTCTTGTTTTTTGTGGATGTTTGCATAAAGTCCAGGTTTCATACTTCCTCCAATACAGCGGCAATATCTTGCCATGACATTTTTAAGTGACGCTCACCATCTAAGTTTAATTCCTCAAACTTCAAGTATTCGTCTTTGTATTCTTTAGCCAATGTACCGAATAGCACTCTGTCACCAATGTTTACCCCTTGGAGTAACGCATCTTCACCAGCCGCTATGACTGTACCGATAGAGTCTGCTTCTTGCATTTGGGATAAGTCAATGTTTGACTTTAGGCGTGGTTCTGGCTTGACAATTATTTTGTCGCGTAGAGGCTTAATATTCATTCTGCCACCTCTTTTGCTTCTTTGCGTGGTCTGCCCATACGCTTCTTAACTGGGTCAGGCAAAAAGTCCCCAGAGGGTTCTGGGGTAAATTTGGCAACTGCTTTGCCTTTATATTCGCCACAAGTTTCTTGTGGGCTTCGATTTTGGTAGGTCGGATACCTACGGCACAAACCCAAAATGGAATTCGTGTCGCAGTAATGCTTACAGTCCCTACAATACTCAGTAGCCATATCAACCTTTCTTTGATGTGGTTAGAAGCCCCATTAGTCCCGACTGACTATTGGGGTTTCGCTTTAACGATAGTTTTCGCGACTATGTGTGTAGCAAACGCCAGCAGTACGACCAGTATTGAACTCGCCTTCCATGCCAGAAGTTTTATCTTCTTTACCCATAGCGACACCACCTTTGAGTTTTCCCATGCGCTCACCAGACATATCGCTAGATGATGCACCTTTAGGTGGGGTTGCGCCTGTGGTGCTTTTCACACCTTTGTTTGAATCCATTTTTCCCATGATTGTTTCCTTGCAAGGTTAATCGACATTGTACAATGCCGTATCCATTATAGGAGTTTTTTCTATGGCTACAAATTTTAAATTAACACGCGAAAAAGCAGTACACGAGACACCCAAGCACTATGTTGTCCAACGGGAATTCAAAGCGGAACAACGCAAGGTTGACTCTATTGCAAAAGAACTTAAATCGCATGAAAAGACCAGTATGGATAAGGCTCATCCCAAAAAGTAGTTGATAGCCGCCCTCATAAAGCAGAGTTTTGTACCCGCACAACACAAATTAGTTTAAGTACAAAAGGCGCTAACCCTTTTTACGACTACCAACGCCTTTATTTTATCCATAAACCCCGCTTTTGTAGTTCAATTAGGGTTTTCATATAAGCGTTGTCCCACATGGTTTGTCGTTCTTTTTTTGACAAACACATACCTTGGTCTAACTGCGCGTGGCAGGGATAACACAAAGCCGCCGTAAATTCATCTGACGCTTTAATGCCGCGACCTTTGCCGTGTTTAGCCCAGTTACTATGTGCCGCTTGCGTTTGACCCTCTGCACCGCAATGTTGACAAGGCAAATCAGCCACATTTTTTAAGTGGCTTTTACTTCTGTAATAGTTAAACTTGAGTATAGGTAATGCCATGCTCTGCACCCCAAGCAAACAACCATTCAACAAACTCTGACGCTTGCTCTTTTGTAAAGTCTCGCGTTTGCATACCAAGTTGAACAATGCCATCGCCTGCCAAATTAGGGATAACCACGCCTGTTTTTTGCCCGTTATCTTTTAAAAACTGGTCAACTAGCAGGCGTTTCCAACTATCAGCATCCCATTTTGAGCCTAGATGTTGCGCTTGTTGAGCAATTTCATCAATCATTGCGTGATACTTTGCGTTCTGTTGACAAGAACGATTAGCAGTTTTAATTTCTAGCGTTAGTTGTTTGCCAGCAGTAAGTGCAGTTAAGACTTTTGGCCATAAATTGACCATTAACGCCTTTGCTTGGGTTTGGTTTGTTAAATCGAATCGCATTCTTGCACCATGATGTTAGCCCCTGATTCTTCTGCGTAAACTTTTTTGATATGTGCCTCGACTATTTGCGAGTCATCTAAATAAACAATTCCGTTCATTGCGTCTGTAATACTTTTATATACATTGTCAATGTCTATGCGTTTTGGATACTCCACACCCATTAAACACGCTTCCTTGCGTTTTTTTGAGTATGACGCTGGTACTGTATAGCGCAGATACAAAAACACAGTTAACGCGCTTTCTAGGGGCTTGGTAGAGCCTATTGCGTGTCTTGCTTTGATTGCTACTTGAGTTTCGTAGTCGATAGTCTTTGCGTCTGTGTATGTCTGCACAAATTGACCGCGCCTTGCAAATCGTGGTCTGCCCTTTGGCACAGGGTCTCCGTCAACAGTAAAAGTTACAACTAAACTCATTTTGTGTCTTGCTCTACTGACTTTACAACTGCAAGACCAAATGTGTTTGCTGTTTTTTCTATACGTTCGCGTTCATATTCAGCACCCATTTCCCATGCGTTGACAGCCAAAGTCACAGCGTTTTCGTCTACGCCTGCACTTCTGAGAATTGAAACCATTTCTTGTTTATTCATTGCGTAACTCTTTCATTTTTTGGACTATCAAGATAGATAGAGTAGGAAAATCTTTCTGATACTGGCGTGTCATGTAACGCGCATGGTCTATCGACCCTTTGTTCATTGCCATCAAAGCATAGTGATTTGTCAGAAATTCTAGGAATGTCTCCCGTGAGTCGTAGGGCTTCAGTCGCGCCAGCCACACACATTCCGTCTCTGATTTTGTCGAGCAGAGCGTGAGCATCACTTTTTGTCATAGTTTGACACCATTTGTTTTCTGAGTTCTGCAAGTTTTGCAAGTGCCTCGCGCTTGGCTGTTTCACTATATTCGGGTACTTTTTGCTCGATTTGCACAAGTGGCTCGCGTGGAGGGATAACGGGACCATGCTGACAAATAATGCGAAATTGCAATGATGAAGGCGGTCTGACAGGGTCAATATGCGTAAGAGCATAGTCCATAGACGGGCGATATGTCAGAAAAGAACCTAGCGTTCCAATCCATTCGTTACGAATCAAATTTGCGTCTATGCCGTCCCACTTACGCGCAAAGTCATTGCCGTAAATAGCGTTCATGCGACCAAAAATGTAATCAAAGCCTTGAGATTTTTCACAAAAGTCGCTCATTTTTCACCTCTTCAGTTTGCCAAAAGGGTTGTTTTGGAGTTGTTAAGCCGTTTGTTAGCACAGACATTGAGTTTGACAGTCTTTCAGAGTGAGATTGTTTCTCTTTCACCCACTCT